TTTAGTTGGTAAGAAAAACGAAGCAGGCGTAACTGGATATAATATTACACCAAAAGAATCCAATTACACTGTCGTTATTACTACTGATTCAGGACAAACCTTTACATCAAAAACTGATGGAGTTGTGTTTACTCTCCCAGCAATTGCAATTGGAAATGTATTTACATTTGTCAATACTGCAGCTGATGGAACTAACACTCTTACTATCAGTCCTAATGCTAATGATGGTATTTTGTATGCAGGATCTTTAACAGACGATAAAGATGTAATTAATACAAAAGCAACATCAAAAGTTGGGGATTTTGTAAAAATAGCATCTTTAAATTCTACTGCCCATTGGACAGTAGTTGAGGCTCAAGGTACTTGGGCTAAAGAGGCTTAATAGATAAACTGTGAGCTCCTTCGGGAGCTCACGACTAAGGAGAAAAATATGAGCACATATCCAGTAGATATAAAAACAAAAAATAT